CCCAGCATAGGTAACGTAGATTCACGTTCTCCAAATCGGATCCTACGGAATGTAGATGTTCCACCTCTTCTTGCGTATAGTTGTTCAATGTCCATGTCCAAACTCGAGATCTTACTGTTGTCATTCAGTTTTCTAAATGAACAAAAGTGAGGCGCGCCCCCACGGGATCACAATGTGGCCCAGGGGGGTCAATGACGTCAGCACTTGTGGTAACCGTGCGGCGTCAAATCACTTTGCGGCGTCAAATCAGTTGCGGCGTCAAATCACTTTCATGATCCTCAAATATTGGTGTTTGAGGACACGAAAGGCGAGGGTCCGCCAGGGGGGGGAAGCCCGAAGGGCTCGAAGGCGTAAGCCGAGCCGGCGACGGAGGAGCCCCCCACCCGCAGTGGATACGCCTACGGGACGAGTTCACTGCCGGCCCTCGCGGATATAACATAGTTTGGCACTCGTTGCCCGACTTGTGTGCTAAAGCTAGTATTACCTTTAGCACACTTCTGTGTAGTTTGAAAAATCTGCACAGTCTCTTGGCGCATTCTTTTTGCGCCATTTTAAAACACGTCAGTGTATTGAACATGTCTAGGTATGATCTGGAACGCCAATACGCCGGACCTGTTAACAGGTACAATCTGCGTAGCGCTCGGCTACCTGCTCCAGGCTTTGTTGCCCTCGGCGCGTCAGGCGCTGAAATGGTTCGTAGAGCCTACAGATCATATTCCGCCCCGCCAGCCAGCACTGCTGCGGCGGGTACTAAGAAAGTTTCAGGGAAAGGAAAGGTTTCGAACCGACAACAGCTTCGTGTTAACTCAGCGGGTACGCCTGTCGTGACCAGCGGTGGTAAGAGGAAGGTTACAAAGCGAAAGAAACGTCAGACAATTCAAGGTAAGAAGCAAATAATGGCTTCTGTTAAAAGACTTATCCGTAAGACGCCTAAAGTTCTGATGCATTCACAGGAAACCAACGATTTTCAGCAGCTTGCCTCTGCTGTGAATAAGGTTGAGTGGACTGATTTGGTTGCACAAACGGTTACTGATTTCAGAGCCCGTTTGACCTACAGAACTATCGGTAACACATCCGGAGTATCTGCCATCGAGACAATCGATGCAGATATTGGGGGTTATGCCGGTAAGAAGTTTTACTTTAAGGATTCTTATGATTTGAATTTTAAGAACAATACAAACAGTGCGGCACAGTTAATTGTATACTTGGTAAAGTGTACAGACTACACGAGTTTCGACCCGTTGACTGAATTAACTGAGATGCGTAAAGCTGGTTTTAGTGATTCGTCTGTCCTGGTGAAAGAAGACGACTTCAATCAGTATTTCTCAATTCCACGTATAGCACGTAACAAACGTAAGTGGGTCATGCAAAAAAAGTGGCAATTGGATCTGGGAGGTGGCGAAGAGGCTAGGGTGTTTGTGAACATCCCTCAGTCAATTTTTGACCCTTCTTTTGTCTTCGAAGAAGGCAATCAAGATTACTATAAGGGTCAGTTTGCCATTGTTACAAGAATAATGGGCAAACCCTCACACGATAGCACGAATACTGCGCTTCTCGGACTTTCTAATACTCTCGTAGATATTAGAATCATGAAGAAGTTGAAGACCTTTCAGCAATCGTCTCTTGTCGTCCAACCTATCCGTCAGATGGCTAACACGAATGTGGCACTCGTTACGGCAGTGGTCGCAGACCCAGAGGTGCCAGGTGTCGGTACTTTTGATGCCACATAAAAGGATTAAACGAACTTTACTTCATAAATTTATGAACCTTAACTCTTCTTTTAATTGCAGAGTCTTCCAGGCTCATGCAATTTCCCCCCTCCTCGTTGGTAGTGAAGATCTTCTTTGTATGCGCCGGTATAGTCGCGCATCCATATCGAATATGAATAGATCTGCAATGTTGCTGGTCCACAAGATGTATCTGAGCAGTTCTTGGGATATGTTTGATGTCAACGTCATCAAATATAATACCAGAATGGTATTCTTCATCAAACTGTTTCAGATCGTCCATATGTGAGACCATTAGCGCACCCGGAAGTAACGCGCACGCGAACTCCGTCTTACCAACTCCCGATGCTCCCCAGAAGATCAACGTCTTGTCCCAATTGAATGTCGCTTGTCTCCATTCCAGCGGGAAAGAGTCCAGAGGATAAATCGAAGAAGCCATTGGACGGTTCATCAGGCTCCGATACTCGCGAAACCCCACTCGATAACGGACCCACTGGCCAAAGAATTCTTGCGCAATTTGTGCCTCGGTTGCACCATCTTCGATAAGCTCTTTCACTTCGTCCAGGTCTGATCTTTTTCCCTGCTGAGGGAGATCTCCGTAACAGTGGAAAACGAGATTTGGGAGTACTCCATTCGCCACCGACTTGGCATCGATCTTCTTGCAGTAGTCCACGTTCTGCTTCCCTGATCCTTTGGATTTCTGCAGATGCAATCTGGAACTGCCAAGGACCTTCTTCATAGCTGATAGAGTCCTTGCATTCGTCGACACTGCGTAACCTTGGAGGTGTGGCGTCCCTTCCGCTCCAACCTCCTCGCCCCAGCATAGGTAACGTAGATTCACGTTCTCCAAATCGGATCCTACGGAATGTAGATGTTCCACCTCTTCTTGCGTATAGTTGTTCAATGTCCATGTCC